CATATTATCAATCCATATCTTTTGAACACCGATAAAGGTGTTTATGAATTCACTTCTAACATCTCTACTAGATGGAATCATATAATTAACAATAGATTGAAAACAACCCATAGCACCAGCATTCCATTGGTTATTACTAGAATTAGATGTTGCAGATTGGAAACCATCTAATGTACCAATTGAATCCCATAAAAATACAAGGTTTTTTGGAAACAAACCATCGGCTTGTTTTTGTAAATACCCTTTCATTAAGAACTCTATATCTTCAATAACTGGTGCAAGACGTGTTGGTGTTGTTTTAACCTTATTGTCTTTATAATCTTGAAATTTACACTTTGCATAAATATCCAATGGTCTATATAATATAAAACCATCTGGTTTACCAGTTACTTCACCAGTTACTTCATCAATCGATTCAATAAACTTAACACCACATTGTTTTGCATGTGTCCAAGACCAGTTACCCTCTGTTTCAAAAATGATTGGAAAGTCACCAATCTTCTGTGCACCAGCAATTGCTTCATAAAAAGCAGTTGATTTACCAGTATTACTAAAACCCCTAACAAGACTCACATATCCCCTTGGGAATCCAGGTACTTTAATTGCATCGAACCAAGGTTCACCTAATGGAATCCATGATAAAGGTTTATCATTTACTTCATTATCTATTCCTTCTGATTCTAGAAATGCATCTAAATCGAATTCTTTTTTCGCTGTTGGGGTCTTTTTTTTGGGTGTCTTTGCCATGGTAATATGTTTAGTTTGGTTGGTTATTTGGTTATTCTAGAAAACAAAGGGTACAATTAAGTACCCTCGGTTTTGGTTATAAATTTCCTACAATTTAAAACGGTAGGTCATCATCGTCTTCATCATCAATTTGTGGTGATGAAGGTTCAGTTACTGTAGCAGTTTCTGTAACAGTTGCTGTAGCAGTTGCTGTAGCAGTTTCTGTTGCAGTTGCCGTTGCAGCTTCTGTTGGTTGGTTAGTTGTTTCTTTAGGTGCAGAAGTTTCATTAGCATCTTTAAGACCCATAGTTAACTCTTTATCTAAATTATCGGTTTGTTTTGTATTGGTGTCCTCTTCTAATGTAGATTTACCAACAAAACATTCTTGTGTTTTACTCCACACTGGGATATCATCTTTAACTACAATTGATAAGTAGTTATAGTCACGAATGCTATATACATCTTTCCATGTTCTATCATCGTCCATCCATAATTTCGCTTGCTCTGGGTCTTCACTCAAAGGTGTTGATTGTAGTGGATAAGAAACAGATGTTACAACTGGTACGTTGTTTGAGTTTCTTTGAATCTTAACTAGTAAATCTCTACCAGTTAATGGGTCACTAACATCATGTTGTGCACCTTCGATAGCACCATTAATATTATCTAATGTACCCTCTTTTCTAAAGTCATGGTTAAATCTCCAGAACTTAACTCCTTCACTTTCTTTATCTCTTTCGATAACTTTAGTTACATACATTTTCCTTGCAGAAAATTTCTTTGCATCTTCTTTATCTTGTGCATCACCAGTAGAAAGTAATTCTTGTCTAACTTCACAGAAAGGACATGCCTCATCTTGTTCGTGGTGTAGACATGCAAATGTTTTCCATTTTCCGTCCACTTGTCTTTTATGACCCCATTTAACTGTAAATGGTGTTAGTTCCCCTTCTTTTGGTGGTAATAATCTTATTCTTTTAGTGTCTGAATTAACACCATCTGGTAAGTAAGTAGTGAAATAATTTTTTAAATCGTACTTGTTCGTAAACGTACTCCCTTTCTTGTGGGAATCTGAATACTGTTTCATCATGTTTTCGTAAACTGAGTTGCTCATAATTAGTTGTTTTTGTAATTGTTTTTGTAATAGTTATTTGTAATCGTCATTCGTAATAGTTAGTTTTTTTTAGTTTTATTATGAATAATTTATCTTCCTTTAATATAAGGAATATGTTTTAAAAGTAAAGTAATTTATAACCTTTTTTTTAATAAATTTGGATACTCTTCCGATTAGTTAAGACAAAGTTAGTTCAAAAAAAATAAAGAAACAACCATATAACAAAAAAAAGAGAGCAAATGCCCTCTTTTTATCTTTTTATGTAGTAAAATATTATATATCTTCTTCTTCGTATGAGTTGTCAAAGCTATCCTTTAGTGATGAATCGGTGTAATCACCTTCAATATCATTTTTATTTAAAGTATATTCTTCTTTTTCCTCTTCTTGGTTCATTATGTCATATTTACCCTCTTGTTGAGACCAAAAATCTGTTAATTTAAGGTTATATGGTGCAGAATCCAACGACCTCATTTCTAATTTTTCATCTTCAGTTGGTAATCTCTTTTCCATTTGACCATTAAGACTATCAATCTTACTTGAAATGTCATCCATGTGGCTAACTTGTCCTTCTAGTTTAGCAACCATATTCATTAATTGCTCAATTTTATCATTAGCAGCATCCGCAGACATTTTTGCCTCTTCAGTACCTTGAACTAATTGGGTGATATCTAATTCAACCGCATCATCCTCTGGTTCTGCAATTGGTTCTTCTGGAACACCTAATGGTTCGTCTGTTTCACCTTCTGGGTCTTCCAAATCTAATTCTTCTGGGTCATCCATTGGGGCTTCTTCATCACCAAGACCTAAATCTTCACCACCATCAGTTGGTTCACCACCACCATCACCTAATCCATCTATATCATCCATTGGTTCACCATCACCAATTTCTTCTTCAGCATCAACTATCATCCCAGAATCTTCAGCTCTATCTTCATAGAAAGCGTATTCGGTCATTAGTTTAAACCTATTAAGTTCTTCTTTTAGTAATTTTTTATCAGCCATTATTAGTTTATTAATAAGTCTCTACCGTCTTCGGTAATTATTCTTTTGTTGATTCTTTCGATTAAACCTTTTCCAGTTTTAATCACACATACCCCAGATGAACAATCCATTTCTTGTTCTAATTCTGGTGGTGTAGTATTAGCTTTAGGTTTAGATTTATCATCTTCACTTAAAAACGAAAGAACACTATCCGTAATCTTTTTGTTGTCATTCATAATTTATAAATTAAAAATTCTTATATTAATAAATATACAAAAAAGTTAAAAAACACGCTTAATCGTAGATATATTTAGTTTATGATTACTATACAAGAGTAGTTTGTTTTGATATTTGGACCAATCTATTTTATAGGATTTATAATCTAGATTACCAACCTTGTCTGAATTTTCAAGTTCTATTAATTTATTCATACCATTTATAGTATAAAATGCATTACCCCTTTTATGTATAAGAATAATTTTAGTTGGGTATAATTTTTTTAAGTTAAACTTTTCATCTATATTAATTGTAAATTTAAAGGTCACCATTAATTGTGGTGACCCTTCGTCTTCTACAGAAAATATAAATGTATCTTCTTTATCAATATCAAAATGCGTCTTTAATCGAGCCAATAGCCAGTCTAATTGTTCAGAAGGTATAAATGAGGCTATTAATAGGTTTCTAGTCATGGTTATTTATCAAATATAATAATGGGATATATTTAACTTCATCATTAAACATTCCAAGTTCATTATTATATTCAATAAGTATTCCATCATCTTCCAAAAACACCGATGAAATGGACTTTATTTTACTAATTAATTTATCTACATCACCACCAATATATTTAACATGTCTAATATCAACACCATAGATGGTTTTATTAGATAATATATACAACATATTATCATTATAAAATGTTATATTAGAATATAATGTAAATCCTTCAAAAACATCTTTAATTTGATTATCATTAAATCTAATAACATCAATAAATTTATATGTTATTGGATTTTTAACCTTATCATATGCATATTGTATAAAGTAAAATAAATCTTCTTCGAAGAAAGTTCTTCGTTCTAGTTTAGTAAATGTCCAGAATAAATCTTCTTTTATATTACGTTTAATATAGTTTAAACTATTAGATACTAACTTAGCATTATCTAAACCAATTATAAGTGTTGGGACACCATCGACTATCTCACTAAAATCTTTAACAACGTTAAATTTCTTATTAAGTCTTATCTTATCTTGTGTAACTACATTTCCTATAACCATGTAGGCAAAGATAGTTAAAAAAAATTAATGTTACAACATTATTCTGTAACTAAATCTGAACCAAATGAAATATCTTTAACTTCAGTACTAAGTTTTTTCTCTGAATAACTGTAACCACCTTGACCAATACAACCACCATCGGATTCAACACAATTACCATTATCATCAACCTTAAGACACTTACAACCAGTTAATCCAGTTGGAAATGGTAGATAACCAGTTTTCCAAATTTCATAACTACCACCTAACATCCCCATAAGGGTATTAAAATCAAATGTATATGGGTCTATTTTTCTACCTGGTGATATCCAATGATGACCAGTAATGTATTTTAAATTAGGGACGCTTAA